TCTTCTTTGAAATTGTCAATTGATTTTACGATATTAATAATGTCTATTAATTTCACAATGCCTGACATAGCATTTATTTGCCCGAAGGCATCTGATTTCTTCATATTAGTTCTCCTATTATGTTTCACTAAAACATTTAACCATTAAATGTCTTAATGTATTACTATTTATAAGGCGACCCCGAAGGATCGCCTATCTATTGAATCAATTACTTGATGTCAATTGTACGAGGTTTCTTTTCCTCTGGTACGATTTTCTCTAACTCAATTAAAAGCATTCCATCTTTCAATTCAGCACCATTAACTTTGATATCTTCAGCCAAAGTAAATGTTCTACTAAATTTTCTTTTTGAAATACCTCTATGTAAAGTTTCTTTTTCATCCTTATCATCATTCTCAACTGACTTAATTGTCAATTGACCATCAGCAGTTTTGATTTCAATATCTTTTTTACTGAAACCAGCAAGTGCCATTTCAATTTGATAATTTAAATCATCTACTTTGTTGATGTTATAAGGTGGGTATGATGTTGGTTGTTTAACCGTGTACTCTAATGTGTTATTAAAGTGATCGAATAGGTCATCAAAACCTACTGAAAATGGACGCAAATCGTTCCATATAGATAGTCTTGTCATTGTTTTCTCCTTTTATAAGCAAGTTAATCTAAATGATACCTCTTAATTGAGCGTATCACAATTATTTATATAAGTATTGTTTTAAAAATTACAAGCCCTTATATTAAAAGTGCCGTTTTTTTGTCTCGGGTAAAACGGCAAAACCCAAAATGGTGTCTTTGCGGAAGACACTCTACCTCTAATGTCAGGACTTACGAACTGCCTCACATTACTATTTATACGATAAAATACCCTTACTGATTAGAGTAAGCGTATTTTTGTTTACCGTATAAAGCTCTGATACCAGCAGCAACGATTTCAGAAGTGTTACCTTTTAACACTTTTTGAACGCCTGCAGCTAAAATAGCTTTAGTAGGTGTACCTAGACGATACGAAGTGCCATTTGATGTTTGATTGATATACACCATATGTCCCTCTGTTCTTAATTGATCCACCATCGCTCTCGGTGATGTTAAATCAAACTTATTTCTCATTGTAGTCCAAGCAACTGCTTTTCCTGATGATAGTAAGTTTAGTACTTTTTCTTTTTTTGTTAAGGCTTTTCTACCCATAATAAATCAACTCCTTCAAGTCTGTGTTGCCATTTGTTTATTACATTATCTGATATGGGCAACATATTCATATCAAGTAATTCTTTTAAAAACCTTCTTTTAAAATTTTCAGTTTTTGTTCTTTTTTAAAACGCCTAATTGATTGTTTCTTTGCTTCTCTTTTTACGGCAGAAGGTTTAGAATAGTGTTGGCGTTCTTTTAATTCTCTCATCAGACCATCTTTAAGTAGTTTCTTTTTTAAAACTCTCATGGCCTTCTCAACATTGTTTCCTCTAACTTGTACTTCTATTGTCATTATAAATCCGCTATTTTATATTTTGTTATTACATTCTTTGTTGGTATCACCGTTGTGTTACCACCATCTGCTAAATCACCTTTATCATCATAATTATAATCAGACATTAAGATATGAACTTTTTTATCACTCTTTACTAACCATCCAGTTGATACACAAATAGCAGGTTTAGAATCTTGTATATCTTTCAATGTTCTCCAACCACTATCACTTTGAATATCTTCCCAATAGATTAAATAAAAATCAAAAGTAAATGGTATTGCTGGTTCGTCAGATTTAAATTTTTTAGTTTTGTTTTTCATTTATCTTATTATACACTATTTTAATTTTTTTGTCAAGCCTGTAAGAAAGTGGCACCCGAAGGTGCCACTCGACTACATTATGAGATAGATTTTTAATAACTTGGGTTATCTTCCTCACTATCATCGGAATCTGGTTCATCTTCTAGAACTGGACTATTCCAAGTGGTGACATCTTCGCCGCCATCAACTTTAGAATATAAATCCATAAATGATGTTTTAGTGTCAACATCAAATCTATTGGTACACATTTCAATTGCCTTCATCTTATTCTTAAAGATAGTATAGGCTTCTACGATATGAACCAATCGTCTAGTAGATATAATCTCATCTACGCCGCCCTCATAGAAGGTCTTTCTGATAATGTCTGCCCAAGTAATTAGATTATTGGCAAACTTTTCATCATCTTTTTTAGTAAGACCTTTTTCGGACATAACATTGGTTAAGATTTTACTCTCAATCTTATTTGTAGGATATGCCTGTTCAACAGTAATAGGGAATCTTTCAAGGAATGCCTCGTTAAGAATATTAGTACCAATGAACTTACCGTCATTAGAACCTTGCCCTTTAGTATTGGCAGTAGCAATAACATTAAACCCTGGTGCAGGTTTAATAAACTTGTTAATCTTTTTAAGGAAGACACCGTTACCCTCTAAGATAGGTTGTAAACACATAATCTTATTAGACGCAAGGTCAATCTCATCAAGAAGAAGAATAGCACCCCTCTCCATTGCCTCGATTACAGGACCATTCTGCCAAACAGTTTGACCTTCTTGCAATCTATAACCACCGAGTAAATCATCTTCATCGGTTTCGATTGTGATATTGACTCTGATACATTCTCTTTTAGCCTGAGCACAAGCCTGAGATACATTCATTGTCTTACCGTTACCAGAAAGGCCAGTAATAAAGATAGGATAAAATTGTTTACTAGAAACAATTGATTTGATATCTTTAAAATAACCCCATGGTACGAATACAGGATCTTTAGTAGGTACGATATCACCAGTTAAACTTGAAACAATAAATGCAGCCTGACTAACTGTTTCAGTAACAGGTGCCTTTTCAGTTTTAGGTAATTCGGAAAGTATTTCTTCTTTTACTTGCGAAGAAATATCGTTGCCGTCAACAGGTAAAGTATAAACTCCCCTAGCAACTTTATATTGGTCTTGTTTTAACCAACTTGGATTTTTGATTTTGCCACTCTTAACAAAATCATTTATTTCTGACCTAGTCAAATCAGTTTTTTTGTAATGTTTATATAACAATTCAACTTGATTTAATTGGTCTTGATTTAATGTAGTCATTTTCACCTTTCGTTTTTTCATAATATAAGTATATGCTACACTATTATAGCATAAAAGTCAAGCACATTTACCATTTTTTTCCCCTTATTTTCTGCGCTTTTTCCATTTTCTTTGTTCTTGTTTTGTTCTATTTCTTGAATATGGGGGCAAAAAACCCCCATATTTTGATTTTTTTGATTACTCACTATCTGATTCGGTAGTGGTAGACTCAGCAACTTGCCCTATCGTAGGTAGAGCATAACCGCCTCTGCCCAATCTATAAGATTGGTTCTTCATCAACCAAGCAGGTTTAGTGATACCGTGTTTAGTTTGAAGGGATATAATATCCTTTCTAGTAATTTCGGTAGTGAACCCTTCTTCATTTGCCATTTTAACAAATGCTTCTTGAGCTGGTGTTAGTGATATTTTAGATGTATTATCCATTATATAGTTTCCTTTCAATTAAGCGACTTGCGAAATAAATTTATTTAAGACAACTCTACTATCTTTATTTTCTTTTAAAGTAGATGTGAATAGTCTTTTTATTTCACTCTTTTTAGCGTTTTCAGATGGTGTCGCCATTTGACCATCTGATACTTGCAGATTACCCCCAGCAAGGAGATAAAATTCATCATAAGCAGAATTATGTTTAACAACTAAACATTTATTTTTTCTGTATTCTGCCATTACTTTTTTTCTATCAAATACTTTTTGTTTTTTATCATATGAATACACAGGAAAGAATTTCTCTAAAGTGTATCTATCAATTTTCTTACCACTTGCAATATAGAAGCCTAATATTTTAGTACCAGTTCGTTCTCTCAAAGCGTCTAATAAACTATCGGTCATTTCTCTATAACTTGTCATATATTCTTTTTTAGTTTTAGTATCTCTTAATACTAGATTACTTTCATAATGAGTATTAGATATATAATAACCGCCTGGTTGTTTAGTCATATATCTTAATTCTTTTTCATCAACAGTAGGATTAAAAGTAACATATCTATCGTTACCATCAGAGCTACCATCAGTTAAAAAGATTGTATTCATTTTGTCAATGGCATATCTTTTTCTGAAAGCATTAACCATCGGCATTGCAGCCATGATACAATCATTAAGTGGTGTAGAAGCCAAACTATAACCAGAAGGTTCATGAGGTAAAGCATTTAGATAATCATTTTGTTCTTGATACTTAGCAAATGCTTCACTATCCATATTATACATTCTTCTTCTAGAGTAATATGTGTAATCAAATTTTTCAGAAAGCATGAATAAGTTAATCATACCTTTTTCATATTCTTTAGCATTCATTCTAGAAGATACAAAATTTAATAGAGATAATCTTTCATCAACTGTAATATCGCCATCTTCATATTTAGGATGCGATTTACCTTTTGGTGTTTCATATTTAGATTGTCTATCCCATCTATTATAAGAGTCATTACTGAAAGCATATACTTCAAAAGGTATATTTACTTTTTGACAAAACATTGTAAGGTTCATTAATTGATGAATAGTAGGTGTCATTTT